AGAGTCCCTGTAGCTGTAAATGATGGAATTATTGCGGTCACGAAAAACGTATCGAAATCAATACTTATTTCTACACTGCTAGGTAATGATTCAGACCCAGATGGCGATACTCTTAGAATTAGCTCATTTACTCAAGGCAGTAAGGGTTCGGTATCTAAGACCTCAACGCATATTGTTTATGCGCCGACCTCTGGAGCAGTTGGAGCGGATACGTTTACATACACCGTTTCCGACACGCTAGGTTTAACAGGTACAGCCACAGTAACTTTAAATATTGTTAGCGCAGCACCTGTAGCTCAACCTCACTCTATAACAGATGGTGAAAGTAATAAGTTTATACTGATCCCAACTTCAACCCTTATAGCTGGTGCTACTGATTCGGATGGCAATGATGCGAGTATTACTTTCCATAGTGTATCTGGAAGATCAACACGACTACCTGCTGCATCAGCGAATAACGTATCAGTAACGGCTGACGGTAACAGTGTTCTATATAATCCACCTACGGATATAACTGGCGAAGATACATTTACCTTTAATATTCAAGACGAAGATACTGAGCTTGGGGTAGGTAATGTATCGGTTATTCTATATGCAGGCGCTGGTGTTGTTTCGGTACTGACAGCGGACGAGAGAGCAAAAATTGATAACGCTCTATCACTGACTAACTTCCTAGCATTAAAATAGTACTTGGAAAAGAAGTGATATCTACACTTGGTCGTAATAAGTAGCATAATTAATTAGATAAATACTATAAGACATAGAACTAACTACGGAATACAATCATGGCACAGCCAACTACAAAAACTGAATTCAAAGAATGGTGTCTTAGAAAGCTAGGTAAGCCAGTCATTGAGATTAATGTTGACACCGATCAAGTAGATGATCGAATCGACGAATCACTACAGTACTATCAAGACTATCATTTTGATGGTGTTGAGAAGACATACTTAAAGCATAAGGTATCTAACTCTTATCTAACCCTAACGTCTTTGGTTGAGGGAGACTTTGCAGTAGGCGATCTTGTGTCGTTGACGGATGCTGGTGGCACTGCTGCCGCAACAGCAACAATGACTATCATCTCGATAGATGTAGACAATAATATATTGTATTATAAAAGACCTAGCTTGGGAACATTCATTGCTGAAGGATACATTACTAGCACCACGTTTCAGGCAAAGGCTGGAAACAATGCTAACTCAGTAGTACAGTTACAGACAACAGTAAACAAAGGCGTGTTTCAAGGCACATATGAACTTGAATATATTTCTGTACCTGACAATATCATCGGCGCAGTTAATGTTTTCAGTCCAGAGTCCAACGTCTCTCTAGGAACGGGCATGTTCAATGCAAAGTATCAGTTTGTCCTAAACAATCTTCATGATATGCTAAGTTCTAATTTAGTACACTTTCAGATGTCAATGACACATATACAGCTATTAGAAGAGCTCCTTGTTGGCGCAACTCCTTTGAGATATAATCGACATCAAGATAAACTTCACTTAGATATGGAGTGGCAGACACTAACAACAGGTACGTACATAGTCATTGAAGCATATCAGGTACTTGATCCTGAAGTATACACAGACTTGTGGAAAGATCGTTGGTTACAGAATTACGCAACAGCAAAAATCAAATATCAGTGGGGATCAAATCTCACTAAGTTCAATGGTATGACATTACCCGGTGGTGTTCAGTTCAATGGAGAACAAATCTTAAGCGATGCACGAGAAGAGATACAGAGATTAGAAGAAGATATGTCTAATAGCTATTCTCTACCTTCAGTCGATATGATAGGATAAAAAAGTGGCTAAAAATTATTATTTTGAGAACTTTGAAAACTCGGGTGAGCAAAACCTCGTCGAGGATCTGGTTATCGAGTCTATCAAGATATATGGGATGGATGTATGGTATATACCGAGAACATTGGTAGCCAAAGATGATATCCTTAATGAAGACGATTTATCAACGTTCGATAACGCATATATGGTAGAAATGTATGTTAAGAGTGTTGATGGCTTTGAGGGAGAAGGAGACTTCTTATCCAAGTTTGGACTTCAGATCCGTGACTCGATTACCATGACTATCGCACAAAAGACTTATGATTTAGAAATAGGATCTAGAGAAGCTTCGGTAAGACCTCTTGAGGGAGACCTTATATATCTACCTCTAAACAATAAGATATTCGACATTCAGCACGTTGAGCATGAATCTATCTTCTATCAAATGGGCTCACTACAGACATATGATCTGAGAGCAGAGCTATTCGAGTATAGTGGCGAGAGATTCAACACTGGTCAAAAGTTCATAGATGATGAATTCGTTAATGTTGACCTATTCGTGCCTTCTGCGGACGTAACATATAATGTCACATACTCAGCTGGAAACTTCTATCTTAAAGATACGTCAGAGACATTCGGTGCAACAGTGAAGACTCCGATAATAGAGCTTGAGATTGGAAGAAAGTATATATTCGATCAGTCGGAAACAACGAACACTGGTAATACGTTGAGTATATACGATGCTTCAGATTTCAACATATCTAATATTGAGATTCCAGGAATAGTCAAGACGGGTACTCCAGGAACAGACGGAAAGACAACCCTATCGGCGACAACACAGGGCAACACGTCTGGCAACTATTACTACAGAACTACAAATGGAACGACCTTTGGCACAGTAGTTCTTGTTAAATCTAAGCTTGATAACGTAGAAACCTACGACTCACTTGCTGACAACAACACAATAGACGACTTTATCAATAATGACACCCCTAGCGTAGCTTCGGACAACATAATCGACTTCAGTCAAAGTAATCCATTTGGTGAGGACACGTTCTAATGTACGGTAATCATTTCTATAACGAATCGACTAGACGATATGTTGCTGTTTTTGGCACAATGTTCAACGACATACAAATAGGCCGCAGTAACAATGCGGGCACAGAAGTCCAAAGAATGACTGTGCCCATCAACTATGCTCCTATGCAAAAGATTCTCGCTAAACTAGAACAGGATCCAAATCTAGATGCTCCTGCTATGACTCTGCCTAGAATGTCTTTTGAAATTACTGGTATGGCATACAATGCAGAACGAAAGCTTACTAGTATGACAAGACAGGTTAAAGGAAGTGCTGGATCTGACGGAAGCGTAACCTCACTATTTACTCCTGCTCCATATGACATAGAGTTTCAGCTAAACATAATGACAAAGTATAATGAAGATGGAATGAAGATTCTTGAGCAAATATTGCCATACTTCAAACCAGACTGCACCGTTAGCGTTAAGATGATCGACGAGCTTAACACATACGTAGACGTGCCTATTGTACTGACAAGCGTTAGTCAAGAAGATACATATGAAGCGGATTTTCAGACTAGACGAGCTTTGGTATGGACACTAAACTTCACAATGAAAGCATATTACTTTGGTCCTGTGTCGACCAAGAAGCAAATCAAGTTTGTCGATGTTGACCTATATCCTTCGTTTGCGATTAGCGATAGTGGAACTGAGATAGAAGTAACTCCTGGCGTTCCCGTCTCGGTTGCTAGTTTAACCACTGGAACAGCATATAGAATCTACGATCTAGGAAGCGCATCGTCTACTACAAATCAAGCCGCATGGAATACATACTTAGGCGCTGTGGGTCAATCATATAAAGTAGGAGATGCGTTCACTGCTACTTCTGGAACAGCACCTACGGGCGCCACAGCGACATTACCGTTTACAGCAATCGATATAGATGACGATTGGAAACACTTAGTTATAAAATCTGATGGAGATGGTCTAATATAATATGAATGATGAAATAGGCAAAAGTTTAGGACTTGAGCCTCTGGATGATGTAGTTGAAGGGAAGGTAGTTCAAAGAACAGAAGTTCCCACTGACGACAAAATGAATAAAGATTATGAATACGCTAGAAGTAATTTCTATAATGTAATCGAATCTGGAACAGAGGCGTTAGAGAATATGCTCGACGTTGCAAAGGCATCCGAGCACCCGAGAGCGTATGAGGTTGTTTCAACAATCATGAAGACGCTTGTTGACGCAAACAAAGACCTCGTTAAGATGTCTACAGATAAAATCAAAGCTGAATCTGAGATTGATGGTGGAGAAGTACCTAAAGGCTTAACTACGAATAATAATCTATTCGTAGGCTCTACGAACGAGCTACAGCAACTACTAAAGGACATGAAAACTAAAGATGTCTAAGTTGCTAGAACGAGGCTATAACGGTAACGCCAACCTAAAGAGAAAGGGTACTCCTATTGAGTTTACTCAGGATATGGTTGGAGAGTTCATTAAATGCGCTCAAGATCCAGTATACTTCTCAGAGAAATACATTCAAATTGTACACGTTGACCACGGTCTTGTTCCAATCAAGATGTACGATTATCAGAAAGAGATTGTCGAAAAGATAACCAATAATAGAAGAGTAGCTGTAGTAACCTCACGACAAGCAGGTAAGACTACAACTGCGGTTGCAGTTATATTACACTACGTATTATTCAACGACCACAAGACTTGTGCTCTACTCGCCAACAAAGGCGATGCTGCTCGTGAGATTCTAGATCGAATCAAGATAGCATATGAAGCATTGCCTAAGTGGTTACAACAGGGTGTAATTGAGTGGAACAAAGGCTCTGTTGAGTTTGAAAATGGTTGTAAGATTATAGCTGGCTCAACATCATCAAGTGCTATTCGTGGTAAATCTATATCATTCCTATACATAGATGAAACAGCTTTTGTTGAGAACTGGGACGAGTTCTTTGCTTCAGTATTCCCAACAATATCATCTGGTAAAACTACAAAGATGTTGTACACATCTACACCAAACGGACTGAATCACTTCTATAAGACTTGCATAGGTGCGAAAGAAGATACCAATGGCTTTGAATATGTTGAAGTGCCTTGGCAAAAAGTGCCTGGTCGAGACAAAGCGTGGCAGAAAGAGACACTTGCCGCAATGGAAGGCGATACACAGAAGTTCTCACAAGAATTTGAGTGTGGATTTCTAGGATCATCAGGTACACTTATCGAGGGAGGAAAGCTAAAGAACTTAGTAGCTAGAAATCCTCTTGCTCAAACACAGCATATGAAAGTGTATGAGAGACCAGTGAAAGATCACACATACTGCTGTATCGTGGATGTCGCCAGAGGCAAAGGATTAGACTACTCAGCTTTTCAGATTATCGATGTCACTGAGATGCCATATAGGCAGGTTTGTGTATTTAAAGATAATATGATAACGCCTATCGACTACGCTGAAATCATATATAGAAGTATAAAGAGTTATAATGAGGCTTACACATTAGTGGAAGTCAATGATATAGGTGAGCAAGTCTCAGAGACA